ACCAGGGCGCAAAACTGTGAGACTCACACCTTCACAGGTTGCAATAGCAAATAAATTGGGTGTGCCTTTAGAAGAGTACGCGAAATATGTTGAATAACGTGGAGCAACTTAAATGACTGACAACAATAAAAAAATAGACGAAAATCGTCAACCACGCGAAGCCCAGACTCGGGAAAAACAAGCCACGAGAAAACCATGGGCACCTCCATCTGCTTTAGATGCACCTAACCCGCCCGAAGGCTACATTCATCGTTGGGTAAGACTAGAAATCAGAGGCCAAGACGATCGTAAGAACGTTATGGCTAAAATGAGAGAAGGATGGGAGCCTGTGAAAGCAGACGAATATCCTGACTTCGAGTCTCCAACAATTGATGAAGGTAAATTTGAAGGCGTTATAGGAGTAGGCGGATTAATACTATGTAGGATTCCTATCGAAACTGTACAGGAGAGAGCTGAATACTTTGCAAATAAAACGCAAAGTCAGATGGATGCTGTAGATAACGATATGATGAAAGATGGTACGCATCCAAGTATGTCTATAAGCAGACCAGAAAGACAGTCGCGCGTAACGATTGGTGGAACTCAAGGTTCGTCAAACAACTAAGAGTTCTTTATATTAATTCTTGTAAATTAGAGAAAGAATATGGCAAATGTAGATAAAGCCTTTGGTCTAAGACCTTACAAAGGACTCAATGTCGGTTCAGCCGTTCAAGAAGCTAATAAATACAACATTAATCCATCAGGATACGGTACAAGCATCTTCCAAGGTGACTTAACTATATTCAATGGAGGATACATCGAAAGATCAGCAGCTAGCACTGCTAATAACGTAGGTGTTTTATCCCATGTGTTTTTTACAGCTACTGACGGAACTCCTACCTTTAAGAATTTCTATGAAGCATCTACAACGGCACTTGGCGGGGGAGATATAGAAGTATATATCTATGACGATCCAAACCAATTGTTTGTTGTTCAAGCTGATGGAGCTTCAACTATCGCAGCTGTTGGCAGAAATGCTGATACTGATGGTATTGGTGGAAGTACAACAACTGGTATTGCTACTCGCGAGCTCGACTCTAGTACACTAGCAACAACCCAAGCACTTCAGCTTAAAGTTGTGGGCGTAGTTCAAGACGATAATAACGGAGACCTTTCAAGCAATAATGCGAACTTAGTTGTTCTCATTAATGAACATGCTTACAGAGGTCCTGTAGCTGGAACATAGGAGTAAATTAAATGGCAATTTCTAGAGGACAATTAGTCAAAGAGTTACTTCCAGGCTTAAACGCATTATTCGGTCTTGAGTACGACAGATATGAAAACGAACATGAAGAAATTTTTGACGTTGAAAATTCTGATCGTGCTTTTGAAGAAGAAGTAATGCTAACAGGCTTTGACCAAGCACCCGTTAAATCAGAAGGAGCAGGCGTAGCGTTTGATTCAGCCCAAGAGGCATTCACGTCACGTTATACCCACGAAACCATAGCTTTAGCGTTTAGCATCACAGAAGAAGCGGTAGAGGATAATTTATATGACCGATTATCGGCCAGATATACCCGTGCGCTTGCAAGAAGTATGTCAAACACTAAGCAAGTTAAAGCTGCAGCTGTATTGAATAATGCTTTCAATTCAAGCTTCCCTGGTGGCGATGGTAAAGAACTTTGCGCAACAGATCACCCAACTGTAGGTGGTCCTAACTTGAGCAATGAACTTTCAACATCTGCTGACCTGAGTGAAACTTCACTTGAACAAGCATTGATTGATATCGCAGCCTTCACTGACGAACGTGGTTTGAAAGTAGCTCTACAAGGAACGAAATTAATCATTCCTAAAGAACTACAATTCGTAGCTGATAGGATATTGGAATCTCCAGGCAGAGTTTCTACGTCTGATAATGATATTAACGCCATGAGAAACATGGGTATGATCCCTGAGGGTTATACAGTTAATCATTACTTGACTGACACCGATGCCTTTTTCATTAAGACTGATGCACCGAACGGTTTCAAAATGTTTAATCGTTCACCAATCAGAACTTCAATGGAAGCTGATTTCGATACGGGTAATGTTAGGTACAAAGCTAGAGAAAGATACAGCTTTGGATTCTCGGATCCACGTTGCGTCTTTGGTAGCCCAGGAGCATAACACTAGATTAGTTCAATGGAACCCTGCTGGGGGTTTCTTACTCAACCCAGCAACCTTATCTTTTTTACACAACTCTATTTTTTTCTGATAGGATAATCTCATACCGAGATAATTTGTTATACCAACTGGCTCGGCAGACTTACTCCAAGATGGTGTAACACATTTAGTTAGGAGAAAAATATGGCTAAATCAACATTTTCAGGACCAGTCAGATCTTTGGCTGGATTTATAACAGCAGGAAGCACGTCTGTTGTTAGCTTAACAGCTGACACTTCACTTACAGTAGCAGCACACGCTGGTAAGGTATTAACCACTAACGATGCTGATGGTAAGTTCACACTACCTAGTATAGTTACAACTACACCTTCTGATCCTACTGATCCAAGTCAACTTAATAATCTAGGAGCTAGTTTCTTCTTTGTGGTAGAGACAGCAGCTACAGATATGGATATTAAAACAGATGGAACAGATAAGTTTGTTGGTGGTTTATATACAGGTAAAGATGATGCCTCAGGTAAAGTATTTATCTCAGGTGCATCTAACGATGTAATCACTATGAATGGATCAACTAAAGGTGGACTAGCTGGTAGTATCGTAAAAGTAACTGCAATAGCTTCTGCGAAGTATGCTGTTGAAGGAATCATTTTAGGTTCAGGAACTATAGTTACACCATTTGCTGACGCTTAATAGGAGACTAATATGAGTTCAGATGTAAAAGCATCCGTTCCTTTAACTAGCTCAGGAAGGCTTCAAGGTTTTATTGGAGCATCAGGAGCTGGAACTGCTACTAATTTAGGCTCAATAAGAATACAATCCGTGCAAGCTCAATCTAGCGACGCTGACGCACAAATCATTATTTATGATGGTTCTAGCGCAAGTGGCACTAGGATAATAGCTCAGTTTAAGTTTGGTGCTGCAGCGAACGAATATTTCGATCACTACATACCAGGTTTGGGCTGTCGTTTCACAGAAGGAGCGTTTGTAGCTTTAACTAATTGTGACTTTTTTGTTGCATATTACAATTAAGAGGTAGATATGTTTAAGAAAACTAAAGGTTACGCTCAAGGTGGAAAGACTAAAGGCATGAGAGCTGGCGGTATGATGAAGACTAAAGGCATGAGAGCTGGCGGTATGATGAAGACTAAAGGCATGAGAGCTGGAGGTCTTATGAAAACTAAGGGCATGAAAAAAGGTGGCGTTGTCAAAACTAAGGGCTATAGAGGAGGCGGTAAAGTAGCTGGTGCTATGAGAAGCAAAGGCTATAGACTTGGTGGCAGAGTTTCTGGAGCAGTGAGAACTAAAGGAATGAAAGCTGGCGGTAAAGTTGGCATGAAATCCAAAGGCATGAGAAAAGGCGGAAAAGGATAAGGCACGATAGATAGTGGCTTATTTACATAGTAATATACCGCACTTTAAGTGTTGGGTTAGACGCGAATACACTCACAACCACGAGAAATACCATGGCGAATTTTTACACGCCATGGTAGTGGGCGTGACCACCATGCCCTGTAGATGTCTTAGTTTCCAAGTTATATTTACAGGCGTTCTTTCAGAAGAGCAAGAAGAGCAAGGAATGGAGAACGTGTACGGGGGAGCAATGTGGGCAAGAATGCCTATAACTGCTCTCGTTGGCGACACACCATTTGAGGAATGGCCAGAACCGATGGCAGTTCATGACGCTCAGCCTTGGGATTGTTCTTCTCATAATCATGCAGTGTATGTAATAGATAGAGCGACTCCATGCCCCTGGTTGGCAAAAATAGGAGGAGAAATGTATCCTGCTAAATACTTGTTTACAGTGGACTACGCAGAAAACGAAATTGCAGATGATCCTGCTCAGCACAAACAAAGTCATGTATTAGAACTTTTAGACGCTGGAGAATGGACGGGCAATATCGTAGCTTTGCCAAATAACAGAGTAAGAGTTACACACCCAGCTTGGTTTGAAACAGGTCAAGGAGCACCTGATTTTAGACCATCGGCTCACATACACTATTCTAAATCTGATCTTGATTATACGTTGGATGTTAACAGAATATTTGATAACCTATATGCAGAGGAGGAAGACTAATGGCTGATTTAACAGTTGCACAAAAAAGAAAACTTATAAAAGAATTAAAAGGTGCGTCTAGGCTGCATGCTAAACAGGCAGCTCAAATAGAACGCTCTATTAAGAATGCTAAGAAGAAAAAATAATGGCGACATCCGAGACAACTTCATTTGACCTCAGTGTCGATGAAATTATAGAAGAGGCTTACGAAAGGTGCGGTCTAGAACTTCGCACGGGCTATGACTTAGAAACAGCAAGACGCTCACTAAATATAATGATTGCTGAGTGGGCTAACAGAGGTCTTAATCAGTGGCTTATAACAGAAAACAGTTTTACTGTTACAAAAGGCACTGATGAATACAGTTTAGGCACAGATATTATAGATATAACATCTGCTGTTATTACTCGTGATAATACTGATTTTCAAATGTCTAGGTTGAGTAGGTCTGATTATCTTTATACCCCTAACAAAGCGGATCAGGCAAAGCCTACTCAATTCTTTTTAGAAAGACACATAACACCAAAAGTTTACTTATATCCCACTCCAGAAAATTCTACGGACGTAATTAAATTTTACGCACTAACTAGACTTCAAGATGCAGGAGACTACACAAACACGATGGAAGTAACATTTAGATTTTTGCCTTGTTTAACGGCAGGTCTTGCATATTACATTGCAATGAAAAGGGCTCCAGATAGGATACAGTTGTTAAAATCAGTTTATGACGAGGAATGGGATAGAGCAGCGAGCGAAGATATAGATTCGGTAAGCTCCAAATTCTTACCTCCAAGAATGATAATATAGGAGAAGACTATGAGATTTATGAGGCCAGATATTTCACCAATAATGATGCCCCCGACTGCACCTGCAACGACCCCTGCACCGATGCCAGTAATGCCAGTTGTAGCACCCCCTAGACCAATGCCTGTGCAAGAACCTGTCGGTATTCGCGGCACTGCTCCCATCATGCCTCCTCCCATCATGCCTCCTTCTGATCCTGGCCCTCGTCCTATGCCTGTGCCTGAGCGAGGCGGAACTTTAAGAAAACTAATGTTTGAAAGGGATAGACTACAAGCTAGATTAGATCAGATTAATGCAAGAATACAAGAATTAATGCAAGGTCAAAGTTCTAGAAAACCACAAAAAGGTATTGAGTCTCTTCTAGAAGTAATTATGAGATCAGAACCACCTACAGGTCGTTTTGGTGATTAAAACAACATGGCTTTTGCTTCTGGTAAACGAGCTTACGGAATCTGCGATACATGCGGACAGAGATATCGTTTACACCAATTACAAGAACAATGGGATGGATTTAAAACATGCCCTGAGTGCTTTGATCCAAAACAACCACAACTAGAGGCTCCTCCTGTTGGAGCTGATCCCGAAGCTTTATTAAACCCAAGACCTGATAGAACAGAGCCTGCTTCTGAGGTTCTTCTTACTAATGATCCTTTTTTAACTACCCAAGGCAGTGCAGAAATAACTGTGTTTGAAGATAATCATGGTAGAAGCACGGGAGATACAGTCAGGTTTAGAAATGTAACAAATTTCGGCGGTTTTACGAGTGCTATTATTGAAGATCCTAATGGGTACTCTATAACGGTTACAGAAAATCCTACAACCGACCTTCTTAATTACTACAACAATACATATACTTTTGTGGCTTCGTCAAACACAGCAACATCAACAACTAGAGGCGGTGGCATAGAGTGCACCGTAGGTCCAGAACAAACTTTATTGCCATTGAATCCATTCAGAACAGGTAGCGCAGGAGCCAGTGCGGTTATATCAGTTACAGAGTTTAAACACGGCAGAGCCACTGGAGACACAGTAAGATTCAGGAACACAGAAGCTGTAGATGGTGTTTCCACTACTGTGTTAGAAGCAAGTGATGGTTATTCCATAACTGTAGTAGACAATAATGAGTATAACTTTACATCTACAGGAACAGCTACAACTGGAAATATCACAGGAGGA